CCCCCTTGGGCTTCCCTTGGGTGCATCATGTGTGTCATCATGGGGAGGAGGATACGTGGGATTCCCCAAGTGGACCCCCGGGGGAACTTCTCAGGGGCAGCCTCCAGGGGGGATATTGGGGTTCTCTACCGGAGATAAAAACTAACTTTAGGCCTCTTTAACCTGTCCTTAAGACCCTATCTGGTGGAGCTTCTACTGGAATACGGGAGAAGAGTGGTTTTAGGTCAGGGTAAACAGTAGGGAAACACCAAAGGTAGCCTATAGAACCTGTCCTTAAGGGTAGATAGTGAAATAATTGAGGAATAATGAAGAAAGTACTTGACAAGACTTAGAAACCTGTGTATAATAGATCTATAGCTTCTTCTTAATCAATCAATCTTTCCAGAAACACTCAATAAGAAGTCTTAAGATAGCCTTAAGGTAGTCTATAGAACCTGATCTCATTGTGCTGGGATGGTTGATTTGATTAGATTCAACGAGGGATTGTCCCTTTCACATCCAGAAATCGCTCCCAGAGCTGCACATGGCGAAAAAAGATTGAAAAAAGTGCAACTTAGGGGTTGACAAAGGTAAATTCTTGTGATATACTATATCTATAGTTTAAGATTTCCAAAGGGGTTGATATGACCGATCAAACTACAGTGGTCGATATCACATCGGCCCCTCTAACTCCAAAAGAAAAGCTCGATCTCTATTGTGAGGCTTTGTGTGATGGGTTTAATAAGACCCAAGCATACATCAAGGCCGGCTTTTCTGCACCCCATGCTCAACGTAATGTTGCTCCTTATCATAGGAAGAACGCTGAGTACATCCAAGCCTACATCTCGGAACGTATCGGAAGTGACGCCCCAGCTGCTCGAAAGGTAGTCTTGGAGATCATGAATGATCCGAACGAGAAAGGTGGTATTCGACTCAAGGCTGCTCAAGATATCCTAGACCGTGCAGGTTTCGGTGCTAAGCAGAAGATTGAATTGACTACCAAGGATGTCGCGGATCTCACTACTGAGGACATTAAGAATGAGCTTGCAAAGCTTTTTAACGATGAGCCCGAGTTGGCTAAAGTCGTCGCTTTCCCGATCAATCACTCCAAGTCATGAGCTTGTCAAACGACGAGAGGGCTTGGTTCTAAAGTGGTATAAGGACTCCCTAGGTAAACTGACGGCTGGCTATGGCCACCTACAGAAACCCGGGGAAGATAAGCTGGTGGTTACCAAAGCTCTGGCTGATGCTTGGTTTGAGGGAGATATTGGGTGGGCCGAGGATGCTGCGTTGAGGCAGTCCCTACAGCTACCCTTTGTCACTCAAGACCTAATCGACAAACTGGTGAGTGTGAACTTCCAATTAGGCGCTGGCTGGACTGGCACCTTTAAGAAAACTTGGGCCCTCCTTCTCGCAGGGAAATTTGCGGAAGCCGCGAGGGAAGCAGAAGACTCTAACTGGCACAAGCAAACGCCTGTCCGGGTGAGAGACTTCCAAGAAGCACTGTGGAGAACACAAGCACTGTACGACCTTTATAAAGGATAACCGATGGATACCCAAGAGCGCTTACTTGCGTTGATGAAGGAGTTGAGTGATCGTCAGAGATACTGGCGGATTCACACTTACAACCCTTATGGGTGGCAGCTAGAGTTCATTACGGCCTCTTCGAACTGCGCCCAGCTCCTTGCAATGACCGGTAACCGCTGTGGGAAAACATACACCGGTGCCTTTATTATGGCAACTCACTTGACTGGATTGTATCCGATTTGGTGGGTTGGCAGAAAGTATGACCGACCTATCGATGCATGGGCCGCGGGGATCTCCACTGATACCACTCGTGACATCTTACAGTCCGAACTTTTAGGGGACTGGAAAGATCCAGAGGCTTTCGGTACCGGTATGATCCCCAAGGAGCACATCGTCGATACGGTTCGTCGTGAGGGGAAACCCGGGTGTGTGCAAGCCGTAGTGGTTAAGCACGTATCCGGTGGGAACTCCTCCCTAATCTTTAAGTCCTATGAAATGTCTCAAGACAAGTTCATGGGTACTGCAATCGACATCATTTGGCTAGACGAAGAGTGCCCAAAGGACATTTACACCCAGTGTGTGACCCGTACGGCAACCCGAAACGGTATCGTCTATCTCACCTTTACCCCAGAACATGGCTTGACTGAGATCGTTAAAGACTTCCTACAGGAAATCAAACCCGGTCAATTCCTCGTCCATGCAAGCTGGGAAGATGCCCCTCACCTCGATGAGAAAGTGAAGGAGCAACTGCTCTCGGTATACACCCCGGCTGAACGCAAGATGCGTGCTGAGGGTATGCCAATGCTCGGTTCTGGTGTTGTCTTCCCGATTACGGAAGATCGAGTTGTCTGTGAACCATTCGCCATCCCTGATCACTTCAAAAAGATCATTGGGATTGACCTTGGTATCGACCACCCTAACGCCATTGCCTGTATCGCATGGGATTCCGAGGCTGATAAGTATTACTTGTATGACGAACGTTCTGAACGTGGTGAAACCCTGAGTATGCATGCAGATGCAATCTACCTCAAGGGTGGCCACTCGATCCCTGTGGTTGTACCACATGACGCCTTTAAGCGTGATGGTGCAGGCACTGGTCGGAAGTTCGTAGACCTGCTCCGTGACAACCATAACCTCAACGTCGTATATGAAGCCTTTAGTAACCCACCGGGCACTGATGGCAAGCATGGCGGTAATAGTGTTGAGTTTGGTGTGAACTGGATGATGGGCGCAATGGACCGTGGGGACTTCAAGGTCTTCCCACACTGCAAAGAGTTCCTAAAGGAAATGAAGATGTACCACCGTAAGGATGGTCAGATTATCGATCGTAATGACGACGTGATCTCCGCCACTCGGTATGGTCTCTTGATGGCCGCTAGGCACGCCAAAGCAGGGTCTGTCAATACAACCGCATATGACAAAGGACCTGCAGCGCTTGTTCCAGCATGGTTCGGGAGTGTCGTTTAATGGCTAAGAAAAGAAAGATTACGCCAATGACGGACGATGAGGTTATCAATCACGTCAATACCGTCTTAGCGGACTCGCTTGACTTCAACACTTCTGAGTTGTCCCATCAACGGGCGCAGGGTTTGAAGTACTACTTTGGTGACCCCCTAGGCAATGAACGCCAAGGCAAATCCCAAGTAGTTACAAAGGATATTCAAGAGACCATCGACTGGATTATGCCCTCGCTTATGAAGGTGTTCACCAGCGGTGGTCAAGTTGTCAAATATGAACCTCAGACTGCCGAAGATGTCGAGCAAGCTGAGCAGGAAACAGAATACGTGAACTACCTCTTCACTCGGAAGAATGAAGGGTTCAAGATCATGTTTGACTGGTTCCAAGACACTCTGATGATGAAGACTGGCGTTGTTAAGGTCTACGTCGATGAAGTGCCTAAGCCTGAATTTGAACGCTTCTCTGGCCTCTCTGAGGACCTTGTGAACGAGATCACTGGCGAACCTGACGTTGAGCTTCTGGCTCAGTCTGTGGATGCCGATGGTAATTACGCCATCAAGATCAAACGTAACAAGACCAAGCGTGATATCAAGGTGGTCTGTATCCAGCCCGAGAACTTCTTGGTCAACCGTACAGCAACCTCGATTGACGACGCTCGGTACCTCTGCCACCGTGAGAAGTACATCATCAGCGATCTTCGTGCCATGGGTGTCCCTGAGGACGTTCTTGACACACTCCCGTATGATGAGTATCAATTCTCTGACTCTACCCCTGAGCGTCTAGCCCGTGATGCCTTTGACATGACTGGCCAGCTCAATTGGGACTCTTCGGATACAGCCCCGGCTAACCGAGAGGTATGGGTCAATGAGCATTACTTGCTGTTGGATGTGGATGGTGACGGTTTTGCTGAACTCCGTCGTATCGTTACTGCTGGTGATTACATCATCTCTAACGAGCCTTGGGACTGCAAGCCTTTCGCTGACCTGAATGCCTTCCGCATTGCTCACAAGTTTAACGGTATGTCTGTCTACGATAAGATCAAAGACATTCAAGAGATTCGTACCTTCCTGACTCGTTCCATCCTTGATAGTGTCACTCGGAACAACCAAGGCCGCACTGTGGTCTTAGATGGCCAAGTGAACCTAGACGACTTGCTGACCAATGAGGCAGCTGGTGTTGTCCGTGTCAAGCAGATGGCAGCCATTCAGCCGCTCCCTACTCCTCCACTCCCCGGCGATGTGTACAACATGCTGGATCGATTGGAAGCTGACAGGGCGAAGCGTACTGGTGTTTCTGACCGCTCTCGTGGTCTCGATGAGAACACCCTTCACAGCAACCAAGCTGCTTCCTCGGTTAACCAACTGATGACCGCAGCTGAGCAACAGATTGATCTGATTGCCCGTATGTTTGCTGAGACTGGTGTTAAGCGTCTGTTCCAATTGCTTCATGATCATGCCATCAAGTACCAAGACCAGAAGGAAGTCTTCCGGCTCCGCGGTAAGTGGGTTGAGGTTAATCCAACCAACTGGCGTGAACGTTCTGAACTGATCGTAACGGTCGGTATCGGTAACATGAACAAGGATGCCCAATTGATTCACCTCCAGCGTATGTGGGAGATGGCTCAGACTGTTATCGCCGGTGGCGGTATGGGTATCTTAGTAAGCGAACAGAACATCTATAACATCCTTCAAGAGGTGACGGAGAACGCAGGTTATAAGGACGTTGATCGTTTCTGGACTAACCCTAACACTCCTGAGGCTCAACAGGCGATGCAACAGAGGGCAGAGGCGGAAGCCAAGCCCAAGCCTGACGACATTAAAGCTCAAGCTGATGCCACACGTGCTCAATCGGATGCAGGGGATAAACAAGCCCAAGCAACCATGCGACAAGTGGAAGCACAGGTTAAGCTCGCTGAGATCGAACTCAAGAAGCAAGAGGCTGTCCTCAAGCAACGTGAGATTTCCCTCAAGGAGCAAGAGCTTCAACTGGAACGTGATCGGTTCGTATGGGAACGTGCTCGTAACGAAGCTGAGTATCACCTTGAGGCTACCCAACAACGGGCGGCTTACATTGGTGATGGCAAGGTTCCTGAAACCGCTAAGCCAAGTAAATCAGTGAGGAAGTAATGGAAGATAAGCTCGGATACAGCATGGTGCTTACAGAAGCTGTTGAGCAGCAGGTTAGGTCTGAGATCCTCCCCGAGCTGTTTAGACTTGTAAAGAGTGAGATTGAGGGTGAGTGGCAAGCAACTCTTCCGTCTGATACGGAGAAACGAGAGTCTGTCTACCATGAGCTACACGCCCTCAGTCGTGTTCAACTTAGAGTTCAAGCGATCCTTGACTCGATCACAATGAAAGGTTTTATGAATGGACGGTGAACAGAACTACAGCGGTGAAGAAATTCAAACCGCATTCGAAGGTCTATTTGAAGAGGCACCTGCCGATGAGCCTACTGACACACCCGCAGCAGACCCTGCCGACACTAGTGCAGATGTGGGAGAAGTCGATGAAGCTGGCGGAGAATCAGGCGAAGCTGAGACAGATGAACCTGAACCCGGAGTGGACGATCAAGAATCTGACTCTGGAGAATCCGAAGGAGACCAAGGCGACGTAGACGACCCCCTTATCGAAATTGAAATCGGTGATGACGTATACGAAGTCAACATGGAAGAACTTAAGTCTGGTTACCTCCGACAAGAAGAGTTTGTCAATCGACAGACCGCTCTTGAGGAAGACTACCTTGCCAAGTTCGAAGCCGTGGACGAAGAACGTGCCAAGTTGATTGCTGAGATTGAGCAGTATGCAGTGTTTGCCATTGCAGGTGCCAACCAGTACAAGAACATCAACTGGGAAGCCCTTCGACAACAAGACCCAGCCAAGTATCAGACCCTACGCCTAGAGGCCCTTGAGGCTCAGGAGCAGGCTGACCGTTTGGCTAAACGCCGTAGTGACCTTAAGGCCATCGCGGACCAGCGTGAGCAGATCTTACATCAGGCTCGCGTTCAACACCAGACTGAGCTCGCCAAGAAACTGATCCCAGAGATGGGTGATGAGGATTGGGCAGATCGAATGTTCAAGTATGGTGCAACCGTCGGCTATACCCCTGAGGATATCGGGAATATTGCCGATGCTCGGCAACTGGCAGTTCTCAACGCAGCTCGTCTGTGGAGTGAATCTCAGGTGCGCCGTAAAGCTGCTGCTGCTAAGAAAGAGCCTGTGGAAGTCCCAGAGGTTGTTCGTGCAGCTGCTCGTCAAAGTGGTACACCTGAGCAGACTAAGAAAGTCAAGACTGCTCTCAATCATCTGAGGAAAGACCAGTCGGTTGATGCCGCTGCCAATTACTTCCTCGCTACTGGTGTTTTTAACTAAAAGGATATTAAAGCATGGCTACTCCTGCTAATGCCGTCTCGACCGTTCAGATGAATGGTAAGCGTGAAGACCTGATCGACGTAATCTACAACATCGATCCGTATGACACTCCTTTCATGACTGCCGTAGGTAAGGGCACAGCAACCGCCCTAACCCACGAATGGCAGACTGATGAACTGCGTGACCCGAAGAAAAACGTTCGAATCGAAGGTGAGGATGCCACCATCAAGGCTGGCTCGTTCACCACTGTTCTGAACAACTACTGCCAGATCTCGGATGAGACTCTGCAAGTAACCGGTACTGCCAACGCTGTGAAAACCGCTGGTCGTGCCAAAGAGCTGGCGTACCAACTGAGCAAGAAATCCAAAGAGCTGAAACTGGATATCGAATACGCTCTGGTGGGTGCACCTCAGGCCAAAGTCCAACGTAACTCGACCACTGCTGGTCAGATGGGTAACATCTTCGCATACTACAAGACCAACGGTTCTGTAGGTGCAACTGGTGCCCAGCCTGTCGGTGACGGTTCGGACACTGGTACTGCTGGTACCCTGCGCCTGTTGACTGAGAACATGCTGTTGGATGCTTCTGAGAAGATCTGGCGTGCAGGTGGTCAGGCCAACCAAATCATGACTTCGAGCTCGATCAAGAAAGCGATCTCCAAGAACATGAAAGGCCGTGCTACCGAGGTTCAATTGAACGCCTCGGATAACACCATCGCGGTAGCTGTAGACGTGTACGAGACTGACTTCGGTAAGTACACCATCTCGGCCAACCGCTGGTTCGATGCCAACACTCTGTTCATCTACGATCCGAAGATGCACAGCCTCTGCTACCTGCGTCCGTTCTTCCAGCAAGAACTGGCGAAGACTGGTGACAGCGAGAAGCATCAACTGCTGACTGAGTACACCTTCCGTGTAAACAACGAGAAGTCTGGTGCTCTGATCCGTGATATCGTAGCTGAGCTGTAAGACCCATGGGGGAGCCTTCGGGTTCCCCTTTTTTGTTTTAGGAGATTGTTTTGAGTATTACTTCCCAATATTCGTTTGATGACGCGACTAGTACCTTTATCCGGAAGGATACTCAAGACGTCGATGCCATCCTTGACCAGAACGCCGAAGAGCGAAACAGTGGTGTCAACCAAGACCGTAAGAGTGAGATGCGTAAGATCGCAAGTATCCCTTTGGTAGTGGTTGAGTATCTACGGACTCGTCCCATGGATGAAGGTGGTCCGATCGATCTGAATTTGATTGGTTGTGACCCAGACCATGCTGTACGCTTCACTCGATTCCTCAACGATAGCGCCAACTACAAATTCCGGACTTCTAACGCACGGGTGTAACCTATGGCTATCGCTAACATTACAGATCTTGGCATCACTGCTGCCATGTGGTCTGACCGACAGGACATCACTGCTGAGCTGATGGAGTCCTTTGTTGGTAACGTGACAGGGAAGCTTAACCGCATTCTCCGTCTACCAGAACAAGAAGAAGCAGGCACCATCCTCGCCTATGGCGGTGGTATTGAGATCCCGAGGAACTTCATTGGTCTTCGTATGATTCAAGGTGCTCACTCGACTCTTGGCTCTGAGGTTCTACAGTACGTCCCACAAGACGTGCTTCAATCGTATGTGAACTCTAACCGGAACTTCCCGGGGACCACATACTTCTCACGCATTGGTCGCTTCTGGCGGATGTATCCTGTCGCTCCTGACGGTGCACCCTACCTTGTCAACTATTACGCTACTCTCCCTGAGCTGTCGCAAGCTGTTCCCACTACGTGGCTGCTTGAGAAGTACCCTCAGTTATACCTGTACGGTTTGATCGAACAGATCTACATGTACACGATGGACCAAGAACGTACACTTTATTGGCGTGAACGGTTCGAGACAGCAGCTAAAGAGTTGCAAGACGAAGCAGATCTGGCGTACTACTCTGGCAGCCGTTTGGCTGTCAAAGAAATTCAACGAGGATAATCTTATGCCGATCTTTCTAAAAACCCTGGCCATCAACCTGTTGGCCACCCTCTTCCCTACTAAGGTTATTGCCAAGTCTATTGTGGCTGGTGCTAAAGCTTTGGCGGAGAAGACTAACTCTAAAGCCGATGATGAATTGGTTAAGGTGTTAGAGGATAACCTCAAGGAGCACACTGACAATGCAGGTACTGGTCGATAACATCGGGAGTATCATCAGCTCCCTAGTAGTTTCTGGGGTGATGGTGGTAGGTTCGGGTTATGTGACAAGTTCTGTATCTCAGGAGTTGCTCCAGAGGAACATCAAGGCTACGGAGGACCTCTCACACAGTGTAAAAGCTTTGGAGATCTCCGTAGCAGTATTCGCAGAACGTTATCCTACCCGAGTTGAACTTGAGGCAAAGCTAAAGGAGGCTGCTAAGAATGGGTCTTGAAACGTCGGTCTATATCGATGGACTTGTGCCAAGCAACCCTACAGGCTCAGATCTTAAGAGCTTCGGGGATGATCACATTCGTCTCATCAAGCAAACACTTAAAAACACCTTTCCCAACATCAAGGGTCAGGTAACTCTAACAGAGCAGGGGCTCAATCAGCTGGTCAACCAAGAGCTTTACGTGAAGACTGGTATGATCATCATGTGGACTGGGCCCCTTGAGCAAATCCCCACGGGGTGGAAACTTTGTAATGGTGCAGGCTCGATCAGTAATGGTCAGCCAGTTCCCAACTTGGTTGATCGGTTTCCGATTGGTGCAGGTCTGTCGTATACAGCCCTAGCGGTGGGTGGTTCTGCCACTCACATCCCAACTGGTACCGTCACAGTAGCCGGCCACGTACTGACTGAAGCGCAGATGCCTTCTCACACCCACGGTATGTTCCCGATCTCTCTGAACATTTCCACCGGATTGGGTGCAGGGCACTTCTCTGTGAACAACAACCCTACCGGTCGAACTACTCCAACTGGTGGTAACGAGGCTCACGCCCACGGTGCAACCTTTGCTGGTACAGCTGTAAACCACTTGCCGCCTTATTGCGGTGTATTCTTCATCATCAAGAACTGAGGTTGATATGGCCCTTGAAAGACATGAGGTGAAGAACCCGGTTGGTCTGAACACGGATCTAGCACCTGCTGACCTCCCCGAATCTCAATGGTCGGGTGGTAACAACATCCGCTTCAAGAACGGGAAGGCTCAGAAAGCTCTGGGCTATCAATCGATTTTCTCGACTACCACAGATCCAGTACTGACCCTGTTCCCTTATATCAAGTCGAACATTCCGTACTGGCTCTTGGGTACGAAGGATAAGATTCTCGCAGCTGATGGTACTACTGTCCTCGACGTATCTGGTGGCAACACCTTCCATGCGAGCGAGGAGAGCAACTGGATTGGTAGTTCCCTGAATGGGGCTATCATCATGAACAACCCAGTGGATGGACCATATGCGATGACCCCAGACCTTGGGTACTTCGTGAAGCTTCCAAACTTCCCAGCCAACACTCAGGCTGCTGTGATCCGTCCATATAAGAACTACCTGATTGCTCTGAACATCACCAAGAATTCTGTGGAAATGCCCCAGCTTGTCAAGTGGAGTTCCCCAGCTGATCCCGGTGGTGTCCCGGGTACATGGGATGAGACAGACCCTAAGAATGATGCTGGTGAGAATCCACTGGCTGATACCAACGGCAAGATCGTCGATGGTAAGAAACTTCGGGATGCCTTCATCATCTACAAAGAAGACTCTGTGTACTCCATGCGATATATCGGGGGTGTGTATGTCTTCCAGTTCCAGCAATTGTTTGATGACGTTGGTATGCTTGGCCCCAATTGTGCTGTTGAGTTTGATGGTAAGCACTTCGTCGTAGGTCAAGGTGATGTGTACGTTCACAACGGTGTCCAGAAGAGTTCGGTGATCGATGGGAAGATGCGTAAGTTCTTCTTCAACGATATCAACTCCGAGAACTACCGTAAGACCTTCGTGGTGGCAGATACAGTCAACACTGAGATGTGGGTATGCTATTCCTCGACTAAACAAGCCGAGGGTGCCTTCTGTGACCGAGCCCTTATCTGGAACTGGTCGGAAGACACTTGGTCAATCCGAGATATGCCTAACGTGATCGGTGGTGCCTACGGTATCATTGACCCGAAAGAGTCTAACCTCTGGGATGATGACAACCAGATCTGGGATGTGGATACTACAGTGTGGGGTGCAGGTTCTTATAACCCAGCCAAATCCAAACTGATGTTCACCTCCTTCGCAGACCGCAAGATCTACCTCTTTGGTGAGACTGCGACCTTCGATGGGCAACCCTTTACGTCCTACCTTGAGCGTACCGACATGTACCTTGGGGAAGACCGGTTGATCAAAACAATGTCCTCTCTTATCCCACATGCGTCGGGTAACGGGAAGATCAACGTTTGGGTCGGGTCCTCTCAGGTCCAAGGTGGTCCTATCCGATGGACGGGTCCCATCCCATACAACATCGGTTGGGAATACAAGGTTGACTGTAAGCACGTCGGACGGTATGTCGCTGTCCGGTTTGAGTTTGAATCCTTTGGTGACTGGTACTTTAACGGGTACACAGCCGAATACGCACCTAATGCGGGTATGAGATAATGGCAGGTAAATACAATCCGAGCATCCCTCCAGCTAAGGAGGACGAGCTGCTTCCCTTTCTGGATGATGAATTTGTTCGGATTGGCCAGACGCTCAATGACGTACAGGCTGGCTATTGGGGCCAAGACTTCACTATCCCTGACAAGTTGAAACCGGGATTGGTCAAGTACTTCGCCCCCGGGGTAGTAGGTGAGAAGGAAGGCATCTACTCCTACGGTCTTGAGGGAGTCTGGAGGTACGGTGGGGTCATCCCAGATCCGCCTCCTCCTAAACCCCTCCCGGGGGATTGGAAGTACCTTCCTCCTCCAGCAAACGGTGCCACTGAGATTGGCAACTGCGCATACCGAGTGAGTACTGACAAGGATGCTGTCTTCGTTACGTTCTTCATCACTGGTGGGACGTACCCTACGAATGACACACTGTTGTACACACTCCCTGAGGAAGCACGGCCACCATTGGCTGTACCTTACCCAGTTCATGTGCAAGACCAACAGTTCCAGACAATCTTGTCTTATCCAAATCCTCCGGACCCATCAGCTCCACCTCTCGATCAGATCATCTACATGTTGCAGAACGGTACGGCTACCACGGGTACAACCCCACGGCCTTATGTCCTGTTCAACCCTGATGGTCGAGTGGTTGTTACTTGGGTACCAAACACGGGCTCTCCAGTAGGGGGCACGTTCATGCTTCCTCTACAGGTGAATCCATGATTAAGATTATCTCCCGCAACAACATTAGCGAGTTCCCAACGGTTGTCCCTGCCCTACAACGAGCCTTCTTCAAGACTGAGCTCGGGGTGTTCTGGGATTTCGACTCACTGTTTAACCTAGTGATCAACCAAGAGGCATTCGTGTTCTACCAGCCCGAGACAGGGTACGCGGGAGTGTTTCAATTCACCTACTGCCCTAAGGGGCGCATCCTAAACTTCTTCTGGTCTGGTAAAGATCCGGAGAGTGACGTCCCTGTGGACTACATTGAGATTGATGCGTTCTTGGTGGAGGTGGCAAAAGATCAGGACTGTTTCGTCATCCAATGTGATGGTCGCAGAGGATGGAAGTCAGTTCTTACTCCCTTGGGTTACACCGAGGATTCCGTGAACTTCATCAAAGAGGTGACGAAGGATGAACTTCCTAGCGTTTAACACCATGCGTGCCATGGGTGTCCCCTTCGAAGACATGGGGCTGTACTTCAAGGGTGGGGGTTCTCAGAAACAATCCTCGACCACAGTGAGTACACCTCATCAGCAAGGCAACTTCGATAAACTGCTTGGTGGTGCCGATAGCTGGCTGAACAACGGTGGTTACGACAAGAACTTCGGGGGCTCTGCAGACTTCAACCCAGTGGCTGGTCAGACAGATGCACAGAAGGCTGGCCTTGGTGGCATGACCAACCTTGGGGGTAACCTACAGGGTCTCCTCAACGGTGCTGGTATTGACTTCCTTGGCTGACTACCTTGGCCATTACGATCCTAACAAGACCGGCTTGAACTCTGCCATTAACGCAGCCAACGAGCAGTCCACTTGGGACTTCGATACGATGGTTCGACCCGAGTTGCGATCTGGTGCATCTAATGCGGGTCAGTATGGTTCTAGTCGAGCTGGTATTGCCGAGGGTATTGCTACCTCTCGTCTGCTTCAACAGCAGGGCAACAACGCTAACACCATGGCGTTCCAAGACCAGCAGAATTATAACAACAACCGTATGAATGCCCTGAACAACATGAGCAACATTGCCAAGGGCCTAGGCTCCGGTAACGCCATGCAGTATGAGTCGGGCAGTCTGCAACAGCAGCAGAACCAGAATGAGATCAACGGTGCACTCCAGAAGTGGGCCTATGAGAACAACGCTTCTCTGAACGATCTCTTGGCATACCAACAGCTCATCTCGGGTGATATGGGTGGCGTCAACACGTCCAACTCCAAGTCGTCTGGTGGTGCATCTGGTGGTGGTGCAGGTGCTGGCATCGGCTCTATCGCAGGTGGTATCGCTGGTTCGTTCTTCGGTCCGATGGGTACAATGGCTGGTTCGTACCTTGGTGGTCAACTTGGTGGAGCAGTGTCTAAATGAGTGCAGTGGCCCAAAAGCTTTTTGCCTTGGGTCAGTCTCTCAACAACGGGACTGACTTCCAAGTACAACGTCCTAACTCGTCTTATCGTCCAATGCAGGCTCCGGCTATGCACCAAGCTCCTCAGCAACAAGGCTCGGGTATGGGTGCTATCGGGAACGTAGCTGGTCGTATGATCGGTGAGGGTATTAAATCTTATATGCAACCTAGCACCCCGCAGGTGCCTGACACACTTTCCTTGGAGGGTGCTGCTCCGGCCATCCAACAAGGTGCTGACAGCATCGGTGCAGGTCTAGGGGCTGGTCAAATGTCCCTGCCTAGTGCTCAATCAATGGGGTTCGGTCAGAGCCCTCAAGCGTCCCAAGGCCTGATGGGCATCATGGGTTCGCTCTTCGGAGGTTAACATGGCAGGTATTTTGGCATATCGTGGTTCGGATCTTCCTGATTCGGTTAAAACAGCACTACAGAACGAGAAGAACTACCGAGCTGCTATCCAGAACAAGATCCCTCTTGCCATGGAAGGCTCGGGTGTACCTGACTCGGTTCGTAAGGCAGCTCAAGCAGCTCTGGAGCGTGGCCCTCGGGCTGCTGCCCCTGCACCTGCTGCGGCTGCCCCTGCGGGCAACCCATGGATGGAAGGCTCTCGTAGCATCCCATCGGGTGTGGGCAAGGGCATCATGAGTGGTGCTGGTGGTCTGCTTCGGGCTGCTGGCCCTGCGGCGGCTGCCTACACACTGGTAGATGAGTTGGACAACAAGTTTGGCCCTACTGCTTACCAGAACGTCAAGACCATGATGGAAGAGGCTCGTGTACGTCAGGCTATGCAGGATGACCCTGAGCTGGCTGAACGTGGTCAATCCACTGTGGATCGTATCGTGGGTGGTGCAATGCAGGGCGTCAATGAGCTGCGTCCAGAGCCTCAACCTGAGGACACTGGTCTGACCGACGAAGGGTTGGCTGCTCAGAACCCTGATGACATTCCACAGCAATCCCCGTTGGAACTCCCACCTGAGGTTGCCCCTGAGGCTGCCCCACAGGCTGCTCCAGCCGCCCCACAAGCTGCACCGCAACCATCCCCTGAGGAACAAGCTCAAGCCCAAGAGGTGGAGCGTCAGACCGTTGAGCAAGGTGCTATTGAGGGCTTGCGTACTGGTCAGGTGAGTCGTTCTGAATTGGCTGGTGCTGTAGTTGATGCTGATGCACAACGTAACGGTACTGAACTGAAACCAGATGAGCATAAGTCCAAGGTCGCTGAGGAACTCACTCAGATGCGTACCATGGGTGACTCGGATCTGGCCAAGTATGTATCGTGGGCTATCATGGGTGTTGGCCTTGTGGCCTCTGTGATGGACAAGTCTGGTGAGACTGGTCGGTACTTCGCTGACTCGTACAACAAAGAGCTTGACCGTCAGATGCAGATGGGCGTAATGCTCAACAAGAACCGTGAGGCTGCCTTGGATCGTCAACTTAAGGAGCGTGAGGTTACTGTCAAGGAGAAGACTGGTGACTCCCAAGTCAAAGTAGGTGAGGGTAACCTTGCTGTCAACCAAGGTAAACTTGCGAATGACACTACCAAGACCAAGGGCATCATCACCAAGTGGGACAACGACAACCGTAATGCTCAGGCATCTAATGCCACCAAGCGCTATGGTATTGACGTGGGTGCATCCACAGCTATCCGTGGTCAAGACCTCCGGGCTCAGACTGCTGCTGCTGGTCGCTCTACCACTGAACGTGGTCAAGACATGACCCAAGAGACTGCCAAGCTGGGTACTGCTGCTAAGTTGGCTGTTGCTCGTCAGAACAACGAAACCAAACTGGCTGCTGCTCAACTCCGTGCTAAGGCTTCCGAGAAGGCTGCCAAAGGACAAAGCTTGACAAACAAGGATTTTTCTGGTATAATTGATTCATTCGATGGATCTGATGCTGTTGGTGGTAAGAAGCTTTCTAAAGAAGCTAAGGCCGCCGTGAGCATCTCTGCCCGTAACCGAGTGATCGCCAACCCAGATCAAGATCCAGCAGGCATCATCGCTGATGAGTACGCCAAGGTCAAAGGTAGCAAGTCTACCAGCATCCTTGGGATTCTGGGGGGTAAGACCTCTCTTCCTAAATACGAGTGATATGATATGGCGCTTAGTCCACAAGAACAGGCTATGATCGATCAGGAGCTGCAAGGTCTAGGGAAACTGGATCTGGCTACTGAACTTGCAAGGGCTAATCAGCCGATCGTTGTCCCGGAGGCTGCCCCTGTGGCGGCCCCCGAGGCTGCACCTCAAGCTCAACCGATTCCTAAGCCAGTAGCTCAGGCCGTCACAGTAGAAGACCCGGGCTCAATCTCCAGTGCCATTGGTCGTGGGGTTGATACCCTGCAGTCCAACGCTGGTGCTACAATGCGTGTTGTTGGGGAGCTGACAGGGAGTCAGTACCTCCAAGACTACGGCGATCAGATTGCCAAAGAGAACGCAATTGAACGTGAACAATACGGTAAGGCTCCAGTCACTTCCTACAAGGATGTAACCGACCTTGGGACCACTACCGACTTCCTCAAGAACATGGTGGGGGAGGCAATGCCTTCCTTGTCCACTGTGGTCGCAGGTGCGGCTGCTGGCGCTCGTGTTGGTGGCTCAGGTGCGGGTAAGGTCGTAGGTGGTGCTGTAGGCAGCCTGCTGGCCTCTATGGGCATCAACATTGGTGCCCTTGATAACCAGATGAAAGAGATGGACCCTGAGTCCTCTCACCCTTGGACCGCCTTCTTGGGTGGTACAGGTCTGGCTGCTGTGGATGCGGTTGGTGCTGGTGTAGTAGCCAAGCCACTGCTCCCACTGTTGGGTAAGTCTGGCGCTTACAACATGCTGATCCAATCGGGGTTCCCAAAGGCTACGGCCATTGAGGCAATCTCGCTGGCTAGTAAGCATGCTGCCGTCTCGGGCCTAGCCGAGGGCGCTACCTCTGCTCTCCAGCAAGTTGGCCAAGACCAGCTCGCCATGGGTGCAACTGGGGTTAAGATTGATCCATCACAACTGATTGACAATGCTATTAATGCTGCCATTGGTGGTACTGCCTTGGGTGCTCCCGCAGGTGCTATCTCTAGCGCTGTAGGGACCATCGGTCAGAACAACAATGCAGTAGATTCGGCTTACGTCCCAACTCAAAAGGCTGCAACACCCAAAGACTTCGAACCCACAGGATTGGGACGTCGTATTTGGCAAGAGGGTGGCTCTGAGGCCACAGCCCTGTTGAAGCCACTTGCCGCAGCTTCGCCTGTTGCAAAGGATTTCGTAGAGACATTCCGAGCTGACATGACTGGCCAGACTGGTTCTAAGAAGACTATCTTCGAAGACCAAGAACTGACAGCAGGTAAGTGGAAGGGAGAGCTGGATCAGATTACCCGTGGTAAGTCCTCGGATGAACTGAACAAGATCTTTGATGACGCGTCAGGCACCAACCCAACTACCCCGGAGGCTTTAGCCGTTCGTAAGGTGTTGGATGATGTGAGGAATGAGGCGATCAACCGCGGTGAGTTGACCGTAGGTAAGATCAAGGACTACATGCCCTTCACACTGGATGAGGCCAAGGTTGATACTCCGGAGTTCCTCCAAGATATCACCCCTCACTTCTCCAGCCCTCAGGCAGCCAAGAAGGCAGTCGATGAGTGGAAGGCAGAGATGGCCAACGAGGATCGTGGGAACACTGCTCCAGAGGTGAAGAACCTCCAGACCTTGGACCCTGCGACTGGCCTGTGGGTAACCCAGAAGAGCCAGCAAGTTGGTGGCAAGGCTGATACCCAACGCTCCAAGTTTGCTCAGTCCTCGGCTGTACCGAAGTTCGGTCAGTTGGAAGAGTCCCGTGCCTTTGGTAGCGTGCCTCAGAACGTACTGAACAAATACACCAAGTCCCAGACTGGTAAAGAACGTCGTAAGGAACTCTTGGATTACTTCGAGGGTGCATCCCACCGGATTGCCTACGCTGAACGCTTTGGTATCAACGGTGAGAAAGCCAACGCCCAGATCACCTCGGCTGTAGCGGAAGCTCAGGCTGCTGGTAAGAAGGTGTCGAAGGAAGAGGTTGACCGGATGTATAATCTGGTGAACGCCTACAACGGGATGTATGGCCGTATCAAGAACCAGCAGATCAAGAATATCTCGGGTGCTGTATCCTCGGGTGTGACTGCCTCTCGTCTGGCTCTGGCTGGCCTATCGACCTTCACCGAGTTCAGTATCCCTTTCGCCAAAGCAGGTGTTACAACCTCTCTGGCCCAAGTGATGCCAACCATTGGGGAAGCCATCCGTCAGTCCGTAGGTAAGATCTTTAGTTCTGTCCCACCATCTGAGACTGGTCGTTTGATGAATGACCTGAACATGTCCCTTGAGTCCACCACCAGCTTGGCTGCGGAGCGGATTGGGGCCAACATGTTCAACACCCTTGGTCAGAAGATTGTCCGTATGGAGTTCTTGGTTAACGGTATGAGTGCTGTTACTCACGTGAACCGTATCTTCGCTACCAAGGTCGCCGAGTCTGTCTGGACTAACAACCTTTCAGACATGGCTGCAGGTTTGCCTTTCTCGTCTGCCAATGGCACACAGAAGTTGAACCAGCTGAGAGAAATGGGGGTAGACATTAAGAGCCCACAAGAGGCACTTAACCTGTTGTCCCCGCGAACGCCTTCTGAGGTCCTTGCGGCCCAGAACTTGAAGAACCTTGCAATCCGTCGTTTCGTAGACCAGTCGGTCCTCGATCCAACCTTTGCTGATAAGCCGATGTGGATGAACAATGGCATGGTGCAGATGGCTGGCCTCCTCAAAGGTTACCCAGCGGCCTATGGCAACATTATCCTCCCTATGATGATGCGTCGTATGACCCCAAGCTTCGCAGGCTCGTGGTCGAACGTAGGGGCTGCCTCAGCGGGTATTGCGTTTAGCCTTGGCTTGATGCTCTCCCTCGGATACATCCAAGATGAACTCAAGAATGGCCTCAAGTTTGCAGGTGCATCTCGTGATGACACCCGTACTCCTGAGCAACAGTTCGCTGACGTGGTGATGCAACAGGCTCCCCTCCAGTTGTCCATGGTGTGGGACATGTTGAGTGCCAAGCGTCGTGGCTCTACAGCGGTAGAAGCTCTTGCTGGTCCAGTGGCTGGCTTTGCAGGTGAGACTGCGGATGCAGCTTACAAAACTATCGGTTCCTTCTTCGATGACCCAACCTTGGGCCACGTGTGGGAATACATGTACAAACAGACCCCTGCTCGTCCGTTCTTGGCAGGTAAGGAAGCACTCAATGAGCTTTCTGGTCTTAATGATTAAGGAGTTGTAAATGGCTACATATGCTGAAACCGAAAAGGCAGGCCCGGGTGGTCGTGGTTTTGTGATTGATACTGAAAAGGTATTCCGCCGGACTGACTACGGAGATCTCATTGAGGTCACCTCGGATGGCAGCCGTGTGTATACCAACATCAACACCCAGACTGAGTTCCTCCCAGACTATTACGCTGTGAAGGATAACGCTGCTCTGGTTGTTGAGAACATCACTGCAACTTACCCTGAGACACCATCGGAGTCGGTTAACGCTGCACTCCTGATTACCAACCTTGTGGGCGTCCCCGGTTCTGAAACTGGGGGCTCTCGCTCCCCGGGCCACACCATTGGCTTTTTCTCGGAGACAATGATTGAGGCTGAGGCTGGTGAGGCATTTGGTTCTGAGTTCCGTCTTGACCCACGACGTAAGCACTTGAATGTGTACGTGGCTCACAAGTACGTGATCGGTCCAGATGACCAGAATGGTGGTACGGTAGGTAAGTTCGTTATCAACCAGTTTGATGACATGCGTGAACCAGTCCAGAATATTGAGTCCTTTGAGGACAACTATCTAGATCCTCGGATTGTCCAGAGGCACCTAGGGGGCCACGTACGTGCCCACCATCAGGTGAACGAAAGCCGGACACTGACTCGACAGAGTTCTGGTCAATCATTTATGTGTATGAACAGTGCTGATATTACAATCACACTGGGGCCTGACGTCACCGAGGGCTGCACTTTTCACTTCGTGAGAGCTGGTACCGGTAAGGTGACTTTTGCTGTATCTCCAGACAAGGCGTGGTACGCTAAAGGCAATCAAGTATCTTTGGATTCCGTGATGGCTGAGTGTACTGCTCGTGTTTATCCTTTTGGTGGAACCGTGGGTTCCTTTGTGGCAGGTAACTAATGGCTAACTATACTATCGGTTCTGACGGCGAGAAGGTATTCGTTGTACAGGCAAACAAAATTGGTATTCAAGAGGACGATGGTACGATCCGAGAGGTCGTAGGTCCTAAAGACTTCAAGAATCCCCAGTGGGCTGAAGTCGAGGGGAAACCTAAGCTATTGACTGTCGGTGCTAAAGCATCTGATGCTAAGCCCGGCAACTGGAAGCCTAAGTTTTCAGAAGTGGATGGGTCCGCGGAAGGCGTACAAAAGATCCTAGTGGAGAAGCTCAAAGAGGTTCCACTGATCAAGTACGATGCTACCCATGAGCAACTAGTCGATCACATCAACCTGTTGCTGAATCTGTTGCGTAAGTAAAAAGAAGGCCCCTTGGATCACACCTTGGGGCCTTTTTTTTTGGTTAGAACAAAGCTGCGTCTGTAGTTGAAGCAATTGCTGCTAGAACGATAAACAAGCCGGTAACTAGGATATACACCCATGGCAGCTTACGTAAGCGATCGATCACGGTAGCCCCTCCAGTCTTGATAGAAGATCGGATACTTTCGGTCAACCATATCCAGCATGCCTTCGGTGAACTCTAGTTTCGCCCAAGCAGCCTCAAGGTCTTCCGTCATAGTATCAATCAGTGCGTTCAGTTGGAACAGTCTGGTGTTGACTTGCTCCAGTTCAGCTTCCAGTTCAGCCTTTGTCATACCTTAGCCTTGAGGTAATACTTGCTGGGTAATGCACTCATTAATCCCATTCCTCATACGGAGGAGTTTCAGACCAGTTGCTCCAGACCACTACGATCATGAACAACACAAACGCTCCTGCAATCCAACTTAGCATCGTGTCTCACCCATTATAAATAGTGTCAAGAAGGTCAGGGCAGCGATAGCCACCCCGATCATTAGGCACAGCCCGAACAACATCATGCGAACCTCGAGATATCCATGAGTTCCAAATCGTACATACCGTCACGAACGTTGAACAGGTTACAGGCACCACGCCAATGGTTGTTCCCCTGTGGGCCCTTGTAGGACTCATCGTGGGTGTAGAACGAACCAGCGACCAGACCGTGGATGCGCTTGTCACCCACTGCCTCGATATGGTACTTGAAGCCCTGCTCATGGCCTTGCACAAATGAACGCTTGATCTTATTCAGACGGTGTTCAGCAGTGCCGCCATAAGGGCGCCCAGTGTTGGGATTATAGAAGTAATGGCTAAAGTCAACGCCATTGATATCAAGAACATCGAGAAAGCGATTGACGTTCCAATCACTAGTATCCAAAGTTTCGAAGCCAAGTGCACCTTGAACTTCTGGATGGTTGTTCTCGTATCGAAGGATTCGCTCTTCATGGTTACCAACGAAGAATTCCATCCGAGGGCGGTATTGCTTCTTGCGGTTACGCGACTGAGAGGCCTGCAGGCGACGGAGGGGTTCCAGCAGTAGTTGCATGGCAACGTTACCAGCCTCAATGTCGGTACGAACCCGTCGGCCTTCAATCTTTGCCGTGCCTTTGTCGTACGAAGACAGACTCGGCATATCCCAGTGGTCGCCAATGTGGACAATGACATCAGGTTGGGCCTCTGCAATGTATTCGCCCATGTTGCCCAAATGGTCAGTGTTCACCTCGGGGCGAACCTGAGTATCAGGAATCAGGAGCAGATGGTTGATATGATTCATTCACAAACCTCAAAAAGGATTCTTCTGTAAACCAGCGGAACTGGTTCTTATCGGCCCACTCGGCCATGGTCTGCTTAGTCCCGTCTTTACGGGCTTTCAGCCAGTGCATTGCTTTGCTAGGAGATTCGAATACGAAGACTAGCTCCGCATCAGGCGGTAGGCTCTTACGAACCCAGAGGTACTTAGATGCTTCTGCGGCATCCTGAAAGTACCCCTTGATTTCCACATAGACCTCAGAAGCCTTGTGGGGCGACGGCTCCTGCGAAGACTGGAGGAACGACGTTAGGTGCTGCTCCTGCCCAAGCTGGAGCTTCCCCTGCCCATTCATCTTCAACAGCAGGTCGGGGTTGTACTTGTGGGATATCACGTAGCCGAGCGAGGGTGGCTTCAACAAAATCGGGCCCTGCAACGCCTCGGGCAAACTGGAGTTCAGCTTGTCCCAAACCCTCTTCTCTGTCTGGCTGTCGAAACTCGTCCCAGTCAATGACTTGTCTTTCGGCCGGAAGTACCTGCCTTGGATCGCCAAAAATGTTCTCCTCAATGAGGCGGTTGTACACCTTGCGACCCTCTTCGTCCTCAATGTAGTACATACCAATGACTGGACGGTGATCAGGATACTTCTCCATCACACGACGAAGGTGGCCCAAGAAGCGGACCATCGCTGGCTCAAAGGCAGGACGCTCAGGGGAGTACATCAGAGTGTACTGGTCGTGAATACCATTCACAGTCAGCAGCTTCTGCTCCTTGTCTGCTTCATACTGGTAACCGCGGTGGACCTTCCACAGCTCGTCACCCGGATTGTGCAGGAACGCCATGCCCTTGTACAACTGAATGTTACAGAAAGCGATATCGAACTCCACAGGATGTTGTGTACCCGGAGCTGTAAAGATCAGGTTAGCTGGGAAGTCTCCGTCTGGCACCTCCACAGATTCGTACACAATCAAACCTTCTGGATATTCTTGATCGGTTTGGGCTGTAAACTTACGATAGGTGTGCCCCAATACATCAAACACTGCCTTTGCCGCGGCATCAACACCTTCGGAGCCTGTTTGGCCGGGGCCATTCGGAACTCCTTGAAAGAAGAAGTCCATGTCTTTAGGCTGTACACCGTTGTCGATGTCACGCATGAAGCCGCCAGCCAGAACGAACTTGTAACCCAAGGCGTCAATCTTGTGGACGGTAGCCAGAGCCACCTCCATGCCATGGTCAAAAGAAGTAATTTGAAGTGTCATATGGGATCTCCCAAAGTCGGTTTGGTTTACAGTTTAATTCGTTTCCATCACGCTCAATATCAAGCCATGCACGGTCACGGATGAGGTGTAGTAAGCGAGCATTCTCAGTGAGGACGTCTCTCCAAGAATCTCCATACACTCGGTGGTATTGGTAGACGCAGACCTTAAAATAGTCTTCGTCAGTCTCACATCCCCCAAAGAGATCCATGATGCTTCCCGGGCCGATCCCTTTGCAACCGGGGATGTTATCCACAGAGTCACCACAGAGCAGTTGGCCCCAGAAGAATGCTTGACCGTGACCTTCAAGCTTCCACGACTTAGTCTTTTTAACCTTGCCGTATAACTTAAAGGATGCAGATACGGTTCCAAGTCCTTCGACCTTGAAAGGGCCCAACTCAGGTTGGTTCTCTCCACAAGGCCAGCTATAGTGGACACACTCCGGGATTTGCCTGATATCCTTGTCTCGGGAACAAGCGGTAAAATTCTCCCCTTCTTCCGTCCCACGAATCCCCAACCAGTCATCAGCTTCGATGCCGTTGAGGGTGATCGCACCCCAGTGTTCCTTGAGCCTCCGAGAGACTGTCTCCCAGTGGTAAGGCTTCTCCAGACCGACCCGAGTGCCCTTGTAAGGCCTGAGGGTTGCAATACCCATGCGGTAGTTGCCCGGTCCAGTGAGGTACACCTCGTGGCTTGTAGCCCCCACGCGTTCAATAATGTCTCCCATCCGTTTATCGACAAGCTCATACACATCAATGTCAGGCCAAGGCCGTTCAACGAAGATGTCAAAGAGCTGTTCCTTTGCCAGTGCTACGTTACCCAGTTCGTACCGAAGAACGTCACCATCCACACCAGCAATCATTTACCAATCCTTTCGGCTCGCTTCTTACGGAACTCAATGCAGTTGAAGCATGAGCATTCCGTTGGACTGACAAAGCCAGCACCAGTTGCCTTCCGCATGTGGGCCACAAGACAGCGGCCTACAGCTTGGGTCAACTTAAGCACCTCTTGGGAGTGGTTCGAGGTCGGAGATAATGTCTTCCCAGTGCTTGGCGAGGGCGAACGCTTCGCCGAGACTACGATACTCCGGATGTTCGACTTGCGGGTCTTGCGCTTGCTCATAGGATCTCCAATCGAAGTACTCGCTTTCTTTCCGGCGAGCATTCTCAAGTGCCTCAGGAGTGAGGGTGTAGCCCGGAGGACCGAAGTCCCCCGTATCAAACCCTTGGCGGTCATAGTTGTCAGGAACCGTCTTAGCCCTTGGGCTTAAGCTCAACAACATTAGCCTCTCCTTTCTTAGCCTTCTGAGCTGCCTTCTCTTCTTCCGCGAGAGCCTCTGCAATGATTTTCTCAATTCGGAAGTTGTATTCATCAGCAATGATCAACGCCTTGGGGTAGGTATCGTAACTGCCTTCGACAGCGCCTGTGATATTGTTCTGTACTTTGTATGCGACGCCTGCACCAGCCTCGTCGTTATACAGCACAGTGTAATTTTTGTTAGAGAACAATAGCATCAGCTTGCATCCTTATCTTTCAGGGTGAACTCTAGTTGCGCGAGGGCATTCCAGACTTCGTGGAACCGGTGCGGGAGCTTAGAGTCTTTGTCAAACTCCTCACCCATGTACCGATACAGCTTGTGGCGACCTTCTGCTGCTGCATAGCGGATAAGACCGCCTTCGACTTCCTTCCAGCCACCTCGGGAGTACTTGTTCGCTCCGAAGGTTGCAACTTGAGCAACTGCGTACAAAGCTCGTGGGAAGGATTCGAATAGAAGTCCAACGTCACATTTACCGGCGTCGAGCTTTGCGCCCGGTTCGCCTGCTTTGATTCCATTGGGGTCAACCTCGGTTTGGAAAGTGAGAGTATCAGTGGTCAGTGACATAGTGTGCGCCAATTCAAAATGAGCTGAGAAGCGGGCCCGAGGGCCCACCCAGTGACAAGATCCACACCTAACCAGATTAGATTGGTGCGTCATCGTCATTCACATCTGCATCTGCTACATCGAACGGCAGATCCAGATCATCCTCATCAGCCTTGGCGTTGGCTACTGGGCCACCAAACATCGGATCGCCATCACCTGCACCAGCACCACCAGTGACCAACTCGTGGATGCGCAGACCGCGGAGTCGCAGTGCCAAGATGGTACCACGGCGGTTTGCACCTGCTTGAGTCTCAACCACAACACCAACCTCACCGATCGTGCCACCCCACGGCTCAGAGCCTTCGTATGGAGTGTTGTCAGCATTCAAGATGGTTGGGGTCATGATCTGTTCCTGACGCTCATTGGTCTTTTTATCGACCCAGCGTACGAAGCGGTTCTGTTTAACTTTGAATTGTGCAGTACCGTCATCATTCTCACGATAGTTGCACAGACCTGCGAAGCTTGGGTCCAGTTTCTCGATCTTCGCCTTGAGAGCCTCGGCCTCATCTTTCGAGTAAACCAGCGACACCTGATAGGTGCCCTCTGCGTTGTACTCAGTATCCGGCTTTACAACCGAGATAAAGATCAGCTTGGTCTTAGGGAAAGTGAAACGGAACGATGCTTTCTTAGACATTTATACTACCTTTATTTCAACGAGGGAAGAGTGTACCACATGATACACCTAAAGTCAAGCTTTATTTTAGTGAGTATCGTACCAGCTTGCACCCATTTGAGAATCAGAAGCCAAAGGACAGTTCAGTTGCAGCCTTTCACCAGCCCAACGAACACAATCCTCCATAATAGCTCGAATGGCAGGAACATCTTCTGGATGAACCTCCCACTGACCTTCGTCATGGACGTCTAAGACCTTCCAAGCTCGCAGCCCTTGAGCCCTAACCTGTTGATCCAGCCGTACCATTGCCCACTTCATTACGACAGCACCAGCAGCCTGTAACAAGGTGTTGAGAGCCTTGTGTACTGCAACGTTGCCATCTTCCGAACGACGCATTACCAACTTACGTCCGTCCAGACCAATGAGATAACCTTTGGCGGCCAACTCTTTGGTTGCATCGATCAGCTTAGCCAAGTTTGGATAGGCAGCCAGGAATTTAGCTCGAATCGCAGCACCGTCTTTAGCGGTCCCGCCTATGATCGAACCCAGCTTCGCGTCCCCAGCTCCATAGAGGAAGGCGTAGATAAACGTCTTCGCATCATCCCGAGTGGGCAGACCTGCCGCAAGTTGGTTAGCTGTGTGGATATCACCACCTACAATCTCCTTGGTGTACTCCGGGTCATTCACATAGTGAGCAAACATACGGAGTTCAAGGCCAGCACCATCGTACCCTACGAAGACCAATTGATCTTTAGGAATGTACTTTTTATAGTGCCCAGCGGGTTTCCACTTGTCCTTCTTGAGGACCTCCACAATGTTAGTGTGTGGGCGCACTCTCTCGTCCTTCCCCAATTCTCGAACAAGGGCTCTACCGTCCCATGTCCCAGCGTTTGGTGTCCCCGAAAACAACCCTCTGATCTCAGGACCAAAGAGTGAACGAGCTGCGGGTATGTTGACCACCACACGGTGACGCATACGGCCCGTAGGGGTTGCACAAGGGTTAGCACCAGCCTCTAGTCTCCCATCCGCTCGTAGCTCTCGACAGAGCCCTTCCAATAAGGATCGACGATGGGACCAGACCATACGCTGCATGACTAACGTACCCAGATCACCTTGGACGGTTGCTAACCCCTCCTCTGTAATCTTTGGTGTCGTCAGTACCTTGCGTTGCCTCTCAAGCTTTCTACGCACCTCGCCTAAGGTCGTAACCCCCGGCCTGATTCCCTGCAGACGCATCCGCATTTGACCAGACTTAGATTGCCTCAGGTCGTCGATATACCGGTTGATCGAACCTGACAGGTCGGAGCCTTTCAGCTTCTTGCCATCAGACCCTACGGTGATATCTTTGGTGTTCCACTGATCTGGCTTCCAGCCCTGATCCAGCAGCCAGTCTTTGAAACGACCGGTTTTACCCATGTCAAAATCTTCAAAGACGATAGCCGTAAATGGACCATCTACCTCGAAATGCCCATAGTTGTCCCAGAGAGTAATGAGTCTCTGGTTGGGCTTCCCCGACTTGAGGAAAGGTTTCGAGAAGGCTCCAGCAGCCTTAATCATCTTGGGCATCTGTGGAACTGCCACAAGATCGATGTTGAGGATTCGTTCTGTCAGGACGTGGATGTACCACTTGGCCTTCTGGCTGTTGAAGTACACGCCATGACGAGTCTGACGACTAATAATAGACGCCACCTTGGATTCAATCCCAAGCGATTCATCCCAACCTTTCATTTACACCTCAGTTGTATGGTACGAATACCCACTGGCCACGAGGGGCTACGGCGTAGTGACGGACACGGACCTGATCACGGAAGAACAGGGCTCGGCCACGGGCATTGCGACAGTGGGATCGTTCGCCGGTACGGATGATGTAACCCAGATCCATCCATTCACCAGCAGTTAGTGCACGACTTGCCATGTTTTTCTCCTTACCAATCATGAGTTGCTTCGGCGAGAGCATTCTCAACGAAGTCCAGAATTACCAGAGCCTTGGCATCCTCACTGGTCGCTACCCAGTTCCAGAACCCATCAGTCTCAACCACCAAATCGTAATCCACATCAAGGTCCTCGTGGAGTTCCAAGTAGTGTTCGATGGTGGTTTCGAGGATTTCCCCGAAGGTGCGAGTCTCGTGACGCTCCCAATAGAAGTCATCATACAGGCTCACCTTGTCACGGTGGCCATCCGGACCGCAGTAGTAAACCTCACTGCTGGCATAAGCCCCGGCATTGGCCAAGACGATCCCACGTTCTTTCAGTGGGTTGTCCTTGTTCTGTAGGAACTCCAGTACCTTCGCGGTAGTGGCACCTTCATTTGCACGAGTCTCATCAATCAATAAGATGAGTTCTTCCATATTCATAGAGATAGTCTCCCGGCTGGCACTAGAGGTTTAGGGTATCACACTTTGGCGAACTTGTCAAGTACTTTATTCGTACCAATGATAGTCAATGCCAATGGGATACCGGCGGGCCAGAAGACACCGATCAGTGCTGCTGGAATGCCAGCCTTTTCGGAGTTGTGCTTGCGATCGTAGTCGCTCAGAGTTTCGTACACCTTGCGCCAAGTTACAGTACCAGAGATGGTGCCGATAATCAGGTAGATCAAAAAGAACATCATTTGGTTGCTCTCCATTCGTCATAGTATTGATACAGGAAGTGTGCGGACACAATCCCGATTGAACCACCGAAGCCACTCAGCAGGATCAGTATATGCATCCCGAGGTGGTTGTTGGCGATGGCCCATGTGGTTGCCACTTGAGCAAGGGTGATCCCCCAAGAGGTGAAGAAGGACATGCCCCAACGGTTGTCCCGCATCAGCTTGGATTGGAACCCCAACAGGAGCACGGTGAAGTACGCAGCAAAGAATACCATCACCCCTTGGAGGAAGGGACTCACTCGGTCAGCGCCTTGACGCGTTCCAACACACGTTCGGCCTTCTGCTGGTCGGCAGTCAAGGTCTCAGCCTCGGATGCCAGTTGCGATTGCTTGTCGCTGTTCACCTTCAACTTCTCCTCCTGAACACGCAGGAAGTCTTCCAGTTGGTTCTGGACTTTGTTGAAGGAGCTCAGGATGTTGCTAAGAGTGGTGCCGAACATATGTGTTTCTCCTCAAATGAATTGAACTTTGTGTGGACTTGTGTACGGGGTGTACAGTTTGTCCGGTGTTTGCCAGTACAGCTTCCCATCCTTATCGACTAGGAAGTGGAACAGCAGAGTGATGTCTTGACCCTTGGGGCCAATCACACGGAACCCAGTTGGAGCCCCGAGGGACTCCTCCTTGGCCTTTGCTGGAGGGGTGAATCGCTTCACACCCCCATCATTGAAGTTTACGGTGCTCATCCAGCAACCTCGCTAGGGCTGATGTACCCTGCTTGTTATTGGCAGGACTCACACTCTTCCGGAGTTTCGCTATTACACGATACACCCGCCAACCAATCTTCGTCAACAACGTCCACCTCCTCGGAAGTAGCAGGCGGTGCCCACTGCAGATTCAGTTCATCAGTCATTTCTTTTTCCTCACACCTTTTTTCTTACGGTCGCCAACACGACCACCATCAGCCGCATTGGAAGAAAGACTACGGACACGAAGGTTGCCGTCAGCATTGCTACCGCCATCTTTAACGCGCTTGATGTGGTCAACAACTTGGTCCGGGCTAAGCTTTCGTCCGAGTCGCTTTTGAACTTTACGTCGTGCTCGATGGCGTTGAGCGTCTCCAGATCCGCTTCCCACCCCCGTTTCACCCCGTCGAATAGCCAGTTCTCGTTCACGTTTATAGTTCCGCTTTTTGGCCATTACACCATTCCCATAGGTCATCCCAAGTCCACCCCAAGTTTTTGAGGAAGTACTCTAGGAGTTTATAGTTCACAACACCGTCTTGTAGACAGTATTTGTACATCTCCTCAGTGAACACTGAGAAGTCATTGAAGTCACCCTTGTGTTCACCGAGGCGGATGCCCCAGCTACCCAAGGAATGACCACCGGGACGGTCAGGGAAGAACAAACGGGACCACACGAGAGTATCCACACACCTCCACTCGTCAATCTCTAAGCCCTCCATCTTTCGAAGGACCGGATTGTCGTAGTCTAAGATGTTATGACCAGCCAGCATCTCGGCTCGCTTGATAACCTCGTAAAACTCTCCCATCTGCTCGGGGCGGAAACCCTTGACTACACCCGTAGGTAAGTCAACGATAACCGCACACCACAAGTTTTTAACCTCGTTGTACAGCCCGTCACCTTCAATGTCGTAGAGCACCCTTTTAAATTGGGGTGTCATCTGCTGCATCTTTCGGCACCTCTGTTTCATCACCCTGACGTTCATCAAGGCAGCCAGTCTCCACAGTGTAACGGGTGTATACCAACCCCGTGTTACCGTAGTTACGGTCTTTGATCACCCGAATACGGGAGTCATGCTTCTCTTCACCGGATGCTTGCTTGTTACGCTCGAAGCCGATGATGAGTTGGGACCAACGTTGCAAAGCTCGGGAGCCAGTAAACTGGTGTTCCTTCACTTCGGCACCCTCCTCGTGACTCAGCTTGCCCCCGGGTGGGTTTAAGTGAGAGAAGATGAAGATACGGATGTTCAACTCGTCAGCCAGACCAGCGATATCCGTAGCGATACGGGCAATCTCTGTGTTCTGTTCAGACGGGCTGAGGTGGTTGGTTAGACAGGTTACGTTATCAATGAAGACCGATTTAACGTTCTCCACGACTGCCCAGTACCTCAGGCAATCCTTGATGTTGTCCCAATCATTCTGCCCCTTGTTACGCCACAGGAACAGCTTACCATCCAACTGGTCACATGCATCATTGAACGCCACCTCATCGAACTCAATGTCAGGGCGATGGAAAGCCTTTCGAGCAACCTTGCCTGCAATGTTCTTCAACGAGTTGTTGACGTTCTCCTCCAGCAAGAAGACACCTGCGTTCTCCTTGTGCTCCGTGATGTTCCACGCAGCAATTTGGTGTGCCAAAAGGGTCTTGCCAATACCTGTACCACCGCCCAGAGAGATGATCTCCCCATCACGTTGGCCATAGGTTAGCTTTGTCAGCCCATCCCACGGGTACGACTTGCCCCACTCTGGTGGCTTATTGGCCTCAGCTCGAATATCCTTGACCGAGACAGCGCAATCAGGCGACTTTGGCTTGCCCTCGAAGAGGATAGCAGCCCACGCCTCTTGCTCACGTCCAGCCATATGCATGTCGTTGACGTCCTTGAGGGGCATACAAACGAACTTGCAGTCTGGGATTAAGATTCGAACCTTCTCTACTGATTCCAGTCCGGCCTCATCATTGTCATAAACATAGATGATCTCCTCAAAGCGCCCAAGGACGCCCTGCTCTTGGAGAAACTGGATATCTTTTCCTGCAGAGCCAACACCCGCGGACCAGCTAAGGACCGCCTGTCGTAGATGCTTCCATTTCTCCCCAAGTTTGGACTGAACAATATCCCATACGGACATTGCACTCAGCTCATCCTCAACAATGATCAGCTTTTTATGGCCTACATTTTTGTGGGAAAGTTGGGCGTACCCAAAAGGTTCGACCCCACCGCTAGGGCTGCCACGATAATAGAAGCCCTTGGGAGCAAGGTTGCGGACATTGTATGCGACAATCTCTCGACCCCGGGTGCGTGGATAGTAGTGCTCCACAACTTCTTTCCCGTCGAGCATTGACAATCCGACGCGAACGTCAAACCATTTAACTGCTCCGAGAGAAATTCGACGTGAGTCAAGGGCAAATTGTGGCAGTTCAGCCACTTCCGCCAACTCTGCAGCAATCTCCTCCGGGGTACGTTCCCGTCGGGGTACATACTCGAGGTTCCCCTCTGGTGGTTCGTAATGACCACACTTGTTACATTTCCCGAAACGAGATCCGTCGTCACCTTCAAAGAGTATGAGATGATTGCCTTTGGAATCACGGTGCTTCTCCCTACAAGACGGACAAGCCTTGTCTCCGATGATGGTAAGTTTCTTATTTTGTGATGTATTCGCGGGACTTGACAGCTTCCCCATACTTTTCCTCCGCTTGTCGAAGTTTATCTTCTACTTCTTTGAGGCGTCCCCAAAGGTGCGCTACGCCTTTGGAGTCGTCACAGTATGCCTCGGCACGAGCCGCATGGATGGAATCCTGCAGCATCTCCTGAGAAGCCACGAGGCCAATCAGGATCTTAAGCTCACGTCGTTGGACGTCAACCTCTTCGTGACCAAAGGTGTTGGGAGTCTCCCGATAAATGTCACGGGCAATACTCACAGCATTAGTTGTTCCCATCAGTAGTTGCCTCCTGCCTTGAACTTCCTCCAGTTACCCTCTGGAACAATCTCCAGATCCCGGGTGTCGTTCTGGAAGTAGATGAAGGCTCGAACCTTCTCGCCAGTATGGCAGATGAAGTTACGTTCTTGACGATCGTACCAGCCCGGGTAACCCTCAAGCTGGTCCAACAGTTTGAGAGTCTGCTCACCTACCTCATACAGCTCGACTACCGGACGATACTCCGGTTCGATGAAGGACAAGATAGGGAAGCCACCAGCGCTGTACATGATGGCGTAGAAGTCCGCCAGACCACGACCGAGGAACTTGACTTCTTCTGGATGAATCTCGAAGAGCTGGTGGTTGTGGAGGCCGGACAGCAGGGTGCCGTATACAGCGACAGTAGTTTTAGACATTCTTGAAAGCCTCGGTGTAAGCGGTCAGGGCCGAGCCGTCTTCATCGAGACCCGGGGCGGTGTTCACTTCCAAGACGTAAGCCTTGTCGGTGTCATGCTTGTAAACGATATCGACTGCACCGAAGTCCAGACCGATGGCGGACAGAGCCTTGCGAGCTGCCACTACAGCAGCATTCTTGCCCTGCTCTTGAACGTTGTTGACCGAATAGATCCAGCCAGATGCAACGTTACGAACAATCGAGTTGTAACCCGGAATGGTCTCAGCACCCTCACGACGGCGCTTCTGTTGGATCAGGATCGCCTCCTCGTCGAAGATGTGGACACGGAACTCGGTACGAGAACCGGAGATACCTTGGGTGAACAACTTACAACGAACCACTTCATCAGGAACGTTGTCGTTGAGGGTGTACACCGGGATGATGTTGTTGTCACGGATGCGACGGATGACCTCAAGGGTCGTCTCACGATCCGGAACCATCATCACAATGCCCTTGCCCGAGTGACTGTTCAAGACAGTTCGGGCATACATACGGCTACCAGCTTGCATCAAAGCCACAGCGGCCTCGAAGTTGGTAGCGTAAGGAATCATTACATCAGCGGCAACTTCCGACAGACGCTCTTGGAAGGCCAGCTTGTCCACGGCCAGACGAACAGCCGCTGGATGGTTGTAGAACTTACGGCCACGGGCTTGAGCCACGTTAGCCAGACGCTCGGCTTCGGCATTGGTGCAGCCCCAGTTGATCACACAGGACTCACGACGGCCGGTATAGGCAGAGCCTTCGGATTTCAGCATGGTTGCCGCCAGTGCTTCTTGCAAATTGCGAGCACCATTGGAAGGACGGTCACCTTTGAAGATATTGAATTGCATGTTGATTCTCCTGTTCAGGGTTGATGTATCTGCAATACACTCTGGATGGCGAGGAGTCCCACCTCACTACCGCCCCTAGCGATTACCGCAAGGGCCAGCTCACGTCATCCCCCAGAGGGTATTACAAAGCACCTACTTTACGGGAAGTATTCGGCGTGTAGCTTGTCGATGGCCTCGGCGATCACCACCGGAGCAGGGACGAGGAACTTCTTGTCAGTACCTTCGCCCAACTCTTTCTCTTTCTGATAACGGATATCCCGGATCTGATCGAGAGTCTCTTGGGTGAACGGATAGCCACGAGTGGCCACCGTATTATCCAGAGAGATTACAACACTTTCGGTTTGCACTAACGACATGATTAGTTTCCTTCTTCACAGCATTCACCACAGAGGAACTCACAGTCGTCCAGCAGCCCTTGGAAGGACCGCCCTTCGTACACAGTGAGTTTATGATTGCGACGGTCATACGCAGTTGGAACCTTACCGCAACCACTGCAGCCTTGGCCTACGAAATCCACGAACTCAGCAGAGCTCTGAAAGGTATGCCCACAGGTCTTCAGTGGATAGCGTACTGGCTCGCCCTGAGGAGTTTTCGGCTTTGGGCGAAGTTCAATGACCTCGGCCTTCTGAGCTCTCGAACTCATAGTCCCAAAGTATGAATCGTCCTTCTCGTCGTATCCGTCGTCGAAACACGACTTCGCCACGTTCTTCAAGGTCACGACCAATTCCTGCTTTCCCAGACGGGTCACAAGATAAGCGTCGGTTACAACACCACGGAACACCTTGGTAACACCAAAGTCTTCCAGATCAATACCGTAAGCACTGACGATGGTGTCAGACGAACGCTCAACACCTTCGACCTTGCCGAAGCCTACCGAGTGCTCGTAAGCTTCGATAGCCACCGCGTCAGCCGTGATAACGGAGTTGAATCGAATGGGTAACCCCCGAGAAACCAAAAGCTTATTAACGCGCTCCTCGTTGTTTGCGGCGTAGCTTGCGGCGCTGCTTCTTTGAGAGGTGTAGTGGTTCTGGGTTTGATGGTTGCCGCCCCCGAACCACGCGGCCATAGACTTTGGGACTGGAGCATCGTGGAACTCCAGATCTTGAGTCACTGGCGCAGTGCCGATACGAGTGCCATGCTCATTGAACATGAACTTGTAGTGACGACCCTGAATGGTCTCCTCAGGACCCATGCGGTACTTGGGAGCCTTAGCCGACGAACGATTGAAGTACACATCCAGCATACCTTTCTCGGACGCCCACATCAGGTTACCGTTGTTCAGGACCGCCATGTACAACGGACGATCATTGTTACGGATGAAGTTCAGTGAGCGCTCTTTCGAGTCCCACCATACCAAAGAGAAGGCACCCGAGAGATGTTCCTCGACTGCCTTCTTGATGCCATGCTTGGCAATGGTCATAGTAACCATATGGCTATCTACTTCCACATTCGCATCGTCCTGACCTTCGAGAAGGTCCAACGCCCAGTGGTCAACGCCGCCGTTGTGAGCCAGAGTGATATGCTCGTGCTGGAACGGGTGGGCGTTGTTGTCTTGAGCTTTGTTACCCATGGTGGCGTAACGGTTGTGGCCGATGTAGATGTTACCACGTTCCTTGGCGAAGAACTCTTTAGTGTCCTCCGCAGCAAGGAAGTCCACCGCATCCGATGCCTTCTTGTGGATGCCCACGAAGTTGTCACGGGTACGAACCTTCGCTACGCCAGTGGCATGCATACCGCGGATTTGATCCACGAGAAGCAGGCCCTTGAACAGTTGCAATTCATCGTCACTTGCGATGGTGGAGGAGTAAAAGCCAACGAGACCGCACATAGTTAATTTCCTTCTGGTATTTGGTTTGTGTTAAGCAAGGAGGTCGAGCGTTACAGTATCGACGTACCCATACATGCGTTGGAACTCTTGCAGGTTATCCCGCAGGAATGCAAGGTGCTCCAAGTTTGGAGTGCAAAGCTCACGCAACGTGACCTGTACACCTTCGAGACGGTTGAGAGCAACCATCAGACCGATAGCTCGCAGAATCGTTGGACGATCAGCAGGAGCCACGAGGTTCAACCCAAGCAGTACATCATTCTTCCATGCCACACGGCTACGGAGAGAGTTGGCGATTGCTTGTTGTGCTGCACGGTTACCATTCGCAGGAGCGCCACCGAGGTTCAGCAGAGGCTCTTGACGAACAGCCATGGCCGCAGTGATCAGCGAGTGGACAGCAGCAGAGAGGCCCTGCTCCTTGGCACCCGGCTCCATCACGTAGTTCGCCTTGAGGCCGACCGGGAATACATCTTCCAGTGCAGACTCACGAACCTTGTTGATGAAGACAAAGTGATCATCCGAACCATCTTCCATCACGTACTTTTTCAGGTACAACATACGCTGTGCAAGCTGGATCAGGTCGGCCTCATCTGTCAGCGCATGGCTACCACGGAACTCAACAGAGCCGAAGTTGCCAGTCACTTGCAGGTTGAGGGCCGAATACTTAGGCCACTGGTGGCAACCGTGGAACTTACGGTCGGCTCGGTCTTGAGCCAAGATGCGCTGACCGAAGGTAGATGGCAACCAGTCGTTGCTTTGGAACGGGATGCAGAAGTTGGACTGACGACGATAGTCCTGACAGTGATCGAAGAATACATCCTCGTACACCATGTACAACAGAACCAGTCGTTCGTATTTGTCCCACGTCATATCCCGAACATCAAGGTGGATATGGGTGGAGCAGCGGAAGGTTGGATCAACCCCCGCCGTAGCCATGGCAGCAGCGAAGGCACGAATGGATGCCAATGCTTGGTCGCCAGATTGTGGACCATCGAAGATGTATTCCTTGCCATCCCGCAGAGAACCATCTTCCTTTTTCAGCCAGCCCTGTACCGCTGGCCATTGGCGAGCCTCGAGATTTTCGAGTTCCACCTCGATACCGATGGCCCCACTGTCGGGGAGAACATCGTTACCAGTGAAGGTGATCGCCGCAGGGTTCACCCCTAGGTGTTCTGCAATAACCGGCATACGAACTCCTCGATTTGTTTGTGATGTTCACCCGGGGTGAAGACGCCCTCTTTATCGAGGGTGCCCACTTGGTTGCCCTTCCAGTGAACCTTGCCATCGTTTACCCACAGGTCGCGGGACGCAGGATTGCTGCACATGGTCAGTGATTGCTCGAAGACCTTGCACATGATCTTGCAGTTCAGGTTGTTCTGACGACCGTTGACCACGATGTTCCGGGGATCAACCCCTTTACGCTGGGTACGGTTGTTGACGGAGAACGTGATGTAACGCTTGCCCTTGCCGTCCACGTCATAGTAACCCGAGAAGGGGCGCCAATCCAACAGCTCGTCACCGCGGAAAGTCCATACATCAGGCAGAGACTTCTCAGCCGTGTGGATATCCCCGACGAAACGGAACCCATCGAACTTGGTATCATCGCCGATTCTCTCGGTGCCATTGACCATCATGCACTGAACTTCACCTTCACTTCCATGACGGAAGATATAGGTGCCAGCGTAATACATACGCATGTCTTCTGTCAGTGGGTGCTGGTTCATGCGGCGATCCCCAAGGCAGCACAGGCTTCACGAGCCTTGGCCTTATCGTTTTCGTTGATGATACGCTGTACTTCCTTGCCCGACACAACATCGATGAAGCCAGCGAGTTCGTCCTTGCGCTCGTAAGCTGCACGGGCATTGGTGTACGCCCAGTCGATCAGCTCATCCGAGAACAACCAGAAGTTGCTCAGGGTACGGTACTCAGCGCCATACGCCTTGTAACGCATTGCAGCAGCCTTTCCGTACAACTGACGACGTTCATCGTCCGGGTCCATCAAGATCGACGGAAGGCCCAGCAGGTAGTCACACATTTGAATGACTTCACGGCTGTTCTTACGGGTCACAGCCTCGATATGGCCGAAGCCGATATGGAGGTGACCACCGGCGGTACGCAGCAGGGGGTTGACGTCGCGAGGGAAGCGATTAGTACGGCCAGTCCAGCCATTGTGGTCAGGCTCGCAACCGAAGATCCATGCGGCATCACCGGCTTCCATCAAGACATCTGGGTCGAAGACGTGGGAGGACATGCCACGAACCACATCCAGCTCGAACTCGCTCAGGACGGTACGGCCCTGCTCCAGTACTGCCAGAATGTTGTGACGGAACTGCTCGACCGATGCTGCGGGATCGATGTTGTATTCCATGAGGACGTTATCCTCTTGGAGGGCACCGAAGTCCACCGGGCGGGGGTTGTCCTTGGAGCCACCAATGCGGCCGATTGCGAAGTTGACACCCTTGTCGTTACCAACGAACAGCTCGGGGTCACTACCAATCAAAACAATTTTGTCGTTCATCTGTTTAGTTCCTATTCAAGTTGAGCGAGAAGGGTTCCAATGTTGCCAGTGATACGGGTCTCGCCATCACGCATCACATCTTGGACCGGGGAGCCGACACTGATGAAGGTGTCATGCGGGATATCATCACCTTTGAGCCATTCATCAGCTTCGCAGTCCTTGTAGTACTCGCGGTCCATTAAGGACCACGTTTGACTAGTCAGGTCTTGGAACTCCTGACTAGTTCGACTGAGGATACGCTTGAGCATCTGCACTGAGATCATCGCACCCTTGTGGTATTTGTCAGCGATGTTCTGGAAACCATCGTCAACATCCACATCATACAGCTCATCGCCGTCAGCTTCTTCCAGCAGTTCACCTTTGGTGATCGGGACGAAGGTGACGTAGCTGTCACTGTAGGAGTTTCCATCAGTGTTGATAGCGTTAACCACCAGTGGCAACAGGTGCCATTGGTCCTGAGGGATTCGGTTGAGAGACTCGGTGGAACCACCAGAGGTGTGCGCCAACAGACGAAGGCTCGTGAGCAAACGACTTGCAGTGATCACCCGGGCAGCCGCCAGATCGGACTTGAACACCACCTCGATGTAGTTCTCGGGACTCATTTGATGAGCCATGAGACGTTGATCGTTGAACACAGATGGGTTCATCTGAGTTAGGTGGTACTTGTTGTCCGTCAGCTCTTTGAAGAACTTGCTGTCCATGAACGGTTCTACATATTTCTTGTAGCGTTCATCCATGCGGACCAGCACATGAACATCCACGACCTGACCCCGAGGGGCCACACCTTGGACATTCTGGAAGGCGCCCCAGCAGTTGCCCCAGTTGTTCATGTTGACGAGGTTTTTGGTGTCGTCCTCCACCGTTTGGTAAAACACGCCATGAACAGACATTGGCTATTCCTTCATGAGTCCTTGGATGATCCGAGCGACCTGACCACGATCACCCGATGATGGGAAGGAGATTGTATTCTCCCCGGTGTTGTTGTAAGACCACAGGTTCGGCATCACCTGAACCATCGTCCCAACCTCACGATACTGAGTACCTTTTGGCAGGGGCTGGCCAAACAGGCTGCCAGTACCTTGGTCAGACACCTCGTGAGTACCTTTGAGGTATTTCACAAGGCTGTCCTTGATGGCGCTGGTCCCACGACCGATGGGGAACGAGTAGCTTTGGGTAGCCCCATGAGCACCCATGGCCACCAACAATTGACGCCAGTCGTCGCCCAGCTCTTTCTGGAAGAATAGTAGGGCTGCTTCAAGATGCTGAGTCAAGAAGTTTGGCATGGAGCCGGTCTTGCAGAACAACTTGATGAACACGTATGCAGCGTATTCCGTCACAGTAGCCGGCATGGTCAACTGCCAGTAACCTGAGGAACCGTTGGTCTTGCACTTGGTGTTCATCTCGGCGTTGATTCCGAGGGATTTGTGGTCCACACCGTAATACTTGATGCGAGGCAATGGGATCTGCTGGACGACACCCTTGTGGGTAACCGTCAGGCCATTCGGGTAAGCCTTCTTGAAGGTCTCAGCCCAGATGCGAGCACACTTGCCGTTGAAGTTGGTGCTCACCAGTACACGACGGTCGTAAGACTTGTCTCGGTGAATACCCCGGTACAGGCTAGAGATCGAACCGAAGCAAGAGCCGTGGGAGGCAACTACAAGTCCGCCCTCGTCATTGATCCGTCCGTAAAGAACATGAGTTGCCATGGATTTCTCCTTTGTTTTTTCATTGGTGGGTCTAGAAGCATCTCAAAAAAGCCCGGGCTGTCCGGCGAACACTCCTCATGTTTAATCCCAAGGCGATGGGAACCGGGGCTTTTTCAAAAACAACTAGATCGAAACACCTACCGCGCTAAGGCAGGCATTGTAGATCTGATCTTTTTGTTCAGGTGTCTGACCGAAGTCCATAGCCAACACGGCGCAGCCTATGATCTGATCCCGAACATGATCTGACCAATGTGTACTGGCAAGATCAACTTTCGTATTAGAGTGAGAGCATCCAGTGATGAATGCCATGAGGAGGACCACGAGCACTGCTTTCATAGCGCACCATTACGATTGGGCCAGAGCGGCCTTGCGGGATTTAGGACGCATCACCTTACGAGCCTTATAACGGGCACCGCTGAGGGTCAGGTCGCCGGTTGGATCGATAATTTCGTAGAACACACGAGCTTTGCGCATGGTTACACCTTGGAGTCAGTGGCAGTGATTTCCACGTCAACTTCGATGAAATCAACAGTGGCCATGTTGGCGGTCATACGGTTGCCGTGAGTCAACGACACCAGCATACGACCATGAACCAGACCGCCTCGGGTTACACGGTCGTGGGATACATCACGAGAGCAGATGTAGAGCTTCTTAGGCTCACTTGCACGACGGTAGTAGCTACCAATCTTGCAATCAAGGCCACTGATCGGGGCCGAGTGGTTAACGGTAATCTTGAGGCCCATTGTTGGGGGTCCTTGTGGTGCTCGGGGCCGTGTGGCCCCTTGTGGTGGATGTTGGGGTGCCTTGGCCGTCATAGTATCACCCAGCCACAATAAGCTGAGAGACGACAGCTAGGATTGGATAGAACCCGATGGCTCCAATGAAGGACAGCCACTTGGAGTAGTGTCGGTAGAACGTGTCAGCCAACACGAACCACGTCATCAGGAAGCCAATCAGATGCCAGAGCCAATCCATATGTCACCGCCTTACTTGATGTTGATGAAAGGCAGAGCGCCGCCACCGTTGTAGGTAGGGAGCTTGCCGTCCCACTTCTCGATAGCGTTCAGCTCGACGACGCCCGGGTTCTTGCTCAGAGCTTGGCCCTTGATGTTCAGGGCTTGAGCTTCACCTTCGGCACGCAGGATGGCCGCAGTCTTGGCACCTTCGGCAGCAGCGATTTCTTTAGCAGCCTCGGCCTGAGTCTGACGCAGTTCGTTCTCACGCTGTTGCGCCTTCTGGGTTGCTTCGATCTTGCGGTTCAGGGCTTCAACCACTGGGCCGGGCAAGTCGATCTGGCCGTTCAGGTACAAGTTCTCGACCACGATGCCGCGAGAGGCGAAGTGTTCTTGTACGCGTGTCTGGATGCGCTTGATGAAGTCTTCTTTCTGAGGACCATACATCGTTTCAGCCGTAACCTTGGACGACTCAGCGTTCACCGCATCACGCACCACTTGAGGCACGTTGACGCCGATGATTTCTTCCATCGACTTGCGGTAAGTTTTGTACAGCAGTGGGGCAGAGCCCTCGGCAGCACGCAGGGTTACGCCCAAAGGCAGACCAACGACCATGCCGTCCTTGTCCTGACCCTTGATGCCGTTGATGTTGAAGTTCTGGTTGAACGTCGGGAACAAGAACAGCTCCTCGTTCCACGTCAGCCACTTCCAGCCGACACCGGCCTCGGTAGGTTGGACGCCCTTGTTGTCGCCCATCATGTTCACGATGACCGCGGTGTTACCGACAGGCACCTTGGCCGGGGAGCAACCAGCGAGCATGACTGATGATGCAATGGCCAGACCGATCAGGATACGTTTAAGCATTTGGAAGGATTCCTTCTGTGGGGTTATGTTGGGAGGTGTTACAGGAAGAACAGTGCAGCGATGATGCAAAGGATGATGCCCACTACTGCCCAATCAGGCGGATCGGGATCATCATCTGGGTCGCAGAATACAACGTCACAGTAGGCCAAGGCGCACCTACTTGAGGACCCAAAGGATCAACTTCGGGAACCACTTGACCGCCGCAACCAGAGACAGAACCAACAACACAACTGCACCCACATTCAGCTCAAGGGATGGGGCAGACAGCATCTGAGGGATCAACAGGGTGGTGATGAGCAGCAAGCCCAACGCCAAGAACAGAACCAGCAAACCTTTGAGGGTCTTCATTGCTCACCTATAGGTTTAGTTAAAGGGATAGATGTATAGATAGATTACTTAGGGTAGTCTTTGGGCGGCGCCTAAGGTCTAGTCTACACTACTTTCAGGTATTTGTCAAGCTTTTTCTTTTGGAGAAATTCACGGGCACTGATCGGACGGTAAGGACCATCTTCTGGATAGTCCTCGACGTGGAACAACCAGTGGCGCACCTTGGTTTCCGGGTGGTTGCGCTTGGACAGCCACTTGGACGGCTTCCAACCCAGCTCACGCAGAACCTGATTGGCAATGACCTGATCGGAGTTGATGGCGCAGGAGAGGAAGGCAATACCTTGGTAGCGGGCATTACGCATACGCTCAGCCACGTCATTAGCCAACGACATGTGGGTCATACCAATACGGTTGAGCTGAGAGCGGCCATCACCAGTGTTAGTCTTGCCAAAACCAATGAGGATGTCACCAGTGCAGCAGCTTGGGTAGTCAACTTGGGCGACTGCCATTGCGACCTCCGAAGAAGTTGATGATGCGGTTAAAGAGCCCACGACGCTCCACACGGGGAGCAATCACGGTGTTGAAGGCTACCACAGGGTGCCCAAGGTACGGCGTCATCACGGCGTCCTCAGGCATCACACAGGCCACGCAGGCACGGCAACCAGAACAGTTACAGATCAGACTGTCTTTGAGAGCGCCCATTAGATGCCGTCCTCCTGACCTTCAACAATCTGATGCTCCCAGCAAAGTTCCACATCCACCGGGCACACCTTGGTCGGACCAGAGACAGTGCAGGGGAGGTACAACGGGAACTTACGGGCACTGTTTGCCGATTCCTTGACGAACAGGGTGCGGCTAATAACGAACCAATCACCCACGGTCAAGTCACCAAAGCGCTTGATGACTTCATCAGGGTTCTTATCAATCACCTTGACGCTCATACTTTGAACTCCAGTGGTTCATCGTGGGTTACATCCAAGGGGTCAGCCTCGGGGTCAATACGCAGGAGAAACTTTTCATGGCTGGTGCAGAAACCATCAGGCCTCCACACGTCACCACTACCCGAGGTTACATGGCACATGATGCCTTCACCTTCTACAACCCAGCAGCCATAGGCCCTAGGGTGAAAGGTGCGGCCATGGTAGACAATTTCCTCATTGGCCTGAAACAACACCTTACCCATCTTCCCCACATTAGGGGAATCTTTGAAGGCAGCTCCAGTGATAAGCACCAGACAGCCCGGGGTGATAGCCTTAGAGCCAGCCATGTTGGCCCACCCATTCGCCCACAGTTGGGGCGTCCATCAGGTAATCATCGGGCGGAGGCGTCACAGTATCGCACGGACCAATCCAGTTGGAGCGCTTGGATTGACGACGTTCGACACCGATAGCGTCACGTTTGACGATCTTACGGCGGAAGGGGTTGGATGGGGTGTTGCGGATAGTGCGTGCCATAGGAGTTACCCTTGGTTTATTGGTTGGTAAAAACTCTAACCTGCCCTTGAGACAAGGACAGGGTACAGCCTTCACACATAGTCGCCGGTGTCAATCACCAGACAACCATCAATCACACGAACATCAACCACAGAAAACTCATCGCCATGGTAGTCACGGACGTGGCTGATGTACTTCTGCACCTTCTTGGCCAGCTTCTTGAGCTTAGCCTCGTGGTGTTTCTTGCACTCGGAGCAATTGCGTTTAGCCACGGCCCACCGCCTTGAGCAGAACATCACCCAGCTTATTGCAGCCACGGACGAACAACACCAAAGCGGCAATAACAAAGACGACAGCCAAGGCAGCGCCCAAGACGCCACCAGCAGTAATTACATAGTCCATCAATGCACCTCGAAATACATTGTCATGGTTTTACCCCAAAGTTGTAACCGAATTGTAACAAGATACCAACCCGGAAACAATTTGGGATTCACTTGCTCGCGCTTGAACCAGAACCAACCCATTACATCTTGAGCCAGTGTGGTTTCACCAGCACCTCGACGAACCGACGCTCATTGCGGGGCGTGTTGGGGTCAAACTGAGTGGTCACATAGCCCACAACTTGGGTGCGATGGAACTTATGGCCATACTCGACCTTCTTCCACACACCCGGAACCTTGGACACCCACACAGCACCAGTGGCCTTTTTCTTTACAGCACGAACATACGGACCCGTCACAGTATCACGGACCATACTTCACCTTGGACCCGGCAATGTGCGCCTTGACGATAGGGTGGACGAAAGGGAACGTCAGCCAGCCGACGATCACCAGTTGAATTACAGCACCAGCTACCACACAGACTTCACCGAAGGTCATCACGCCACCTCTTCAATGAGGCTCGCCAGTTGCGAATCAATCTTACGCATACGGGCTTGCAGGTAGTCGTACTCGACAGCAACATCGCTATCACGACGGAGGAGGCACGCATTCAGATCGTTCTTGATCTTCTCGCGCAGCTCGTTGAGATTCTTGCGGTATTCCGCAGGGGTTTTCGGGAGGGTACTCACTTGAACACCACCTTCAAGAGTTGTTTGCGCTCGACCTCAAGATGAGGCACAGAGATACGGCGCAGGAGGTTGTTAAGATACTGCAAGCGTTCCACACGGGCAGCCTGCGCTATTGCAAGATCAACCACAGACATAGGCCACCTCGGTTGGTTGTTAGGCTACACGCACGGTGTACTGATAACCGCCATGGGTTTGACGAAGATCCCACACACCACAATGAACCTGCCCATCACGGAACAAGAACTTGTAGTGCACACCATCACGGAACAGAGAACCCGGACCATGATGATCCTCGGGATAGATACCACCAAAGGCAGTGTACATGGGGTGAACCTCGATAGAACCAGTGGACGGACCCGTCACAGTATCGCACGGGCCCACCCGGGGCGGTTGGTTAGGCTGCTTTCTTCTCAGCCTTCTTGGAAGGCATGCCCAGCAGTACGCCGACACGTTCGTCAACAGGCAGTGCGCCTTTCTCTTGTGCCTTGCGCAGCATGGCTTGGAAGTTGTACAGAGCTGCATCCAGATCGAACGCCTCGTCTTTCAGGTCGCGCTCTTTCTTGCAATCGTACCACGCCTTAGCCTTGCCGCCTTCGATATCGACACGGCCTTCGGCATTGAACTTGAAGGGGATAGCCTTGCTATCAGTACCCTTGTTGACCACGACCGCACCGAACTTGACCAGCCAGTGGGCCAGCGCCAGCTTGCGGGAGCCGTTAGGCATTGCGTTGTACAGCTTGCAGGCCAGAGAAGCTTCGCGGTTGGCCTCGATATGTTCGATGATACCAACGGCGGTTTCTTGGATCAGCTTGTCGAGGTTGTGACCACGGGTGCCGATGGTTTTGATCTGGCCGATGATTTGTGCTTTGGTAAGTGCCATGGTTTTGTACTCCAGTTGTTTCAGGGGGATTAGTAGTTAACGAACTGCTTTCCTTGCGGATTGAACCAAGCCTTTGTGTTGCCCGGCTCGCGTTTCACCCAAGTGTCAGACAACCGACGGTTGGCAGCCTTGGCAGCGGAGCGTTCGCCCATTGACAAAGACTTATCATCGGCTTGCTTGATGCGCTCACACACAGCCGCAGCCTTGGATGCACAACGGTCCTGATACTCCTTAGTGATCCGTTGTTCACCAGCCTTTGCCAGTTGGCGGTTGGCCTTGCGACGCAACTTCTTATCAAGTGCAGTGGACATTGCTGTATCTCCTAGGTTTCGGCTTGCTAGCCTCATCAGTGTGCCTTGCATCAGACACATACCTATCACCCTGATCCGACAAGCTTGGCAGTGCACAGCCGGGGGGTGATCTGCGGATAACCTCAAGCCCTTTCGGACACACCTATCCTAGCGTGTGGTATTGGTTATCCCCTAGTTGTACCAGCCAACAATCTAAACCAGCCTTGTTGCTTCCCACCACCGAGTATGTGTGGGTATTCCCTTTCCCCTGACCTATGCTCAGGGACGCGGACCATTCGCTCGACTCAGTTTTTCCCTAGAGTCTTGACAGGGATGCACTCTTACAGCGTGTGTGCAATACTCCTAGCTAGTTCCTTTCTTCACCAGTTCCCCCACGTTCATTGGCATTACTGCTAACGTTCTTGGGATGTTACCACCTGTTACAACTAGTGGTTAGTGAAGTCAGGGTGCCCGCCGTGGACACGTACAACTAAAGAGCGGTTGAAGCATGGGGCCTAGTGTAGCTCCCCGGTACAGCGTTGTCAAGCGTTTGTTTCTTGCCCCGTGCCTTTATCAAGACAGTCACCAGCGGGGCGCCAGTTAGAGGGTTATTTAAGCGTTACCCCTCAAGCCGCTTTATTGCCAGTGCATCGTGTCACATTGTAGCTAGCTTGTCAACCCCCTATGCCTGACGGCCTTACAAGTGGGCGACTTACTCTTAGGTGGTCCCTTGGACTCTAGTGTGTGGCCCGAAGGCCGCTAGAGCGTGGGGTGACTTCCCGTCTTGCTTGGCCCCCATCATACAGCCTTGGGAGCCTTTGTCAACCCCCTTTGTTGCCTTGTTGCTGGGGGGTTCACCGTGTTGCGTTGTTACGGTGCCCATAGTGCCTATGAATTAAGGGATTGTCTACCTGTTTATTCATCCAGTGATTCCCCTTGAGGCTCTCTATATACGTGCACATGCGAGTATCACAAGGGTATCACAAGTGTCAAGGGATATTCCCCCTAGTCCCCCTCAGTTCCCCTGTAGATTTTTCTTTAGTGTTATCCGACGAGTGGT